AACTCAGCTAAATCAGTAGCAGCGTTAACACCAGTAACACCAGAAGTAACATTACCACGAGTTTCAATAGCATCAAATAAGCCTTGTGTACCAGTTACATCACCTGTATTAGAACCATAAATATGGTCATCAGTTAAATCTGCGTTAGCATTTAGACCACCATATAAACTAGCGCTAGCAGTATTAAATTGAGGACCTCCAAGCTTAGACTCAAGCATTGACATTTCAATATAGTCAGTAAACCTAGCTCTTGTATCAGCTTCAGCTTTTAAGTACCACAAGTAACCTGACTGACCAGACTCAGAAGAAACTTCAACCCAACCAATTCTTGAAGCGTCAGAACCTGATACTTCAAAGTAATCTTTCATAATAATTGGTTTATTAGAAAAAGATTTAAAGTTTGGCTCGTTAGCACCTCTTGTAGCGTCACCATCGTAGTTATCTCCTTTTTTAAACTCAGAACCATAAACTAATATAGTTAATGATTCAGAAGCAGAACCAGCAGCATCATCAGTAATAGAAGCAGCTAGTAAGTTAGCAAATCCATAAGGAGCAACAGTAATTCTGTCGTGAGTACCAGCAGAAGCACCTCTAACAGCAGCTACTACAACAGCTTTGCAAATAGCTCCATTAGCCGAGTTTGCTATAAGAATAGTATCATTTTTTCTAATACCGTGATCAACACCTATATCGTTACCATCAATATCAGTTTCAAGTTCAATAATACCACCATTAGCATCGTCATCGTCGATACATTTACCTTTGTAAGATAAGTGTAATCTTCCTTGCTCAGACCATACTACTTGATCAGCAGTCATAGCCTCTTCTGCACCGATTTGATTTAAAAAGCCAGATATAGTCCTTGGACCATAAATCTCAACTTCTTTCTCCATCAAATCTGGCACATATTGTTGCGCCCAACCTTGTCCAGCTGTTGACGCAAGATCTAAATAATTAGTTGATAAAGTCAACTGACCAGTAGCCGGTTGAACATTTAACAACGTTCCATTCGTAATTGCCATAATTAATAATTTTTAAATTGTTATTTTTTAAACTTATTGTTTTTAATTTTAAATTTAAAATCAGAAGAATTATCACCTAATACTTTTACTTTTATACCTCCAACGTTAACTTCACCATGAGCTTGTCTTGGATTCATATCAATGTTTTTAGCTTTAGCAACGCTTGCTTTCATAGCATCAGCTTTGCCTTGTTCGTAAAAATGTTTTGCAACAGCATCAGCGTTCATAGCTGTAAAAAGTGATTTATGATAACCTTTAGCATCTGATAATGTAGCATTTTTATCTAAAAACTTTTTAGTAAAGTTGCTTATATCGCTTTGTGTTGTCTTAACTTCTTCAGCATTGTTTACGTTAAATCTAAATTTTTTATCACCGACGTTATATTCAAAACCTTTGAACTTATCGTTAAAAACTTTATTAGTCTTTAATTTAAAAACTTCAGATTGTGTTTTTGCTATTTTTTTATTTTCTTCCGACTCTTTGTTGTATCTATTAAAAAAATCCCAAGCTTTTTGTTGTTCAGGTGTAAGCTTTGAACCAGCTTTGATTTCTTCATAGTATCTGGACTTTTGCCCGTCCAAGTGGCTTCTAGCGCTGGCAACTTGCTCTTTAAACGCTAGTTTTTTTCTTTTTATATTTTTTTCCTCTTCAATTTCTTCATCATAAGAAAAAGAATCTTCTATTAAGAAGTTTATTTCTTCGTTATTTAAATGAGGTTTTGTTTTTTTATAATATTCATATATAACTTCTGTATCACTTAATTTACTATAATCTTGATTAAGTTTTACATAGTCTTGTATATCACCACCAGTTTCCTCCATAAAGTCAACTAACTTTTGTATATTTTCTGGTAATGGTTTTCCTGTAGCTTCTGCTTCAGCAACAGCTTCTTCAACTTTATCTTCTACTTCTGCTACTTCTTCTTCAGTTGAATCTTCGGTTATTTCTTCTAATACTGCTGTTTCTTCTTGTGCTTCAGCTTCCGGTTGTATTTCTTTTTGTTCTTGTGTGGGCTCGGCATTTTTAAGCTCTGCAGCCACTCCGCTGTCGTCAGCGTTATCTTCTTTAGTTTCATTTTCTTCTGGTTTAATTGGTTTATCTAAATTTACTTTTATAACATTATCATCTTCTTGAGTATTTTTTATATCAACTTTTGTAACGTTATCTTGTGTAGTTTCTTCAACTACATTTTCATTTTTTTCTTCCATAATATAATATAATAATAATTAATAATTTTAACTAGGTTCAAAAGCACCTAAATCAAAACCGCCACCTATCATATCATTACCTGTAGACTCAAAGTTTTTAGGCGGTTTATTAGTATTTCTTTGCTCAATCATTTCACTTTGTTGAGAAGCTTGAATCCTTGTTCTTTCATCTTTACGATCTTCTTTTTCTTTTTCTACAGATTTTTTTGCTTTAGTTTCCATATCTTTTAACTGCATATTGTATTGAAACTCTAACTCCATTAGTTCTTTTTTAAACTGCATTTCTTGTTGCATTTTTTGAGCTTCCATTTGTGCTCTTGCTTGCTCTAACGCTATTTCATTTTCAGAAATTATTTTGCTTTTTTGAACATCAAGTTGAGCTTTAGCTTGTGCAGCTTGTGTGTTAGACTGTGTTTGTGCTTGTATGTTTTCTAGCTGCATTCGTCTATCATTTTCTTGTTTTTTCTTTCTACGTATTTTTAGTATTTGATTTGCTAGTTTTACATTTTTTATTTCTCTAACATCAATAGCGTCTTCTAATTCTATACTTTGTTTTTGTAAAGCCACTTGTATATTATTTTCAAGCATTGCTTTTTCTTCTTCATCTGGAGCTAATTCTATAAATATACCAAAATCATATAAATACAAACTAGATATTTCTTCTAAAGTAGCAGCGTTATGAACACCTACAGCTTGAACAAAAGCGTCTGCTGTTGGAGAATATTCTAGTATATCAGAAACTCTAAGAGATAATTGTTCTGCTATTTCAGATGTTAAAAATAAACCAGCTTGTAATATGTGTCTTGTAGCTGTGTTACTGTTAGCCGCTGCTAGTTTTTGAACACCAACTAAAGCGTTTTTGTCTGGCATACTACCATCTCTAGCTTCGTTAAGTCCTGTAGTATCTCTAATCATTTGTAAGTAATAATTATAATTAGAAATAAGAGCTTGCATTTTATTACCACCACTACCGCTAGTTATTTCTTGTATTGGTATTTTACCAGGATTCATATCACCATCTTGTGTAAATGATCTACCAATAACACTACCTGTTTGGAAAAACATGTTTAAAGCTTCTTGTGGATTATAATTTGTACCATTACCTAGATCTATTTCAGCTAAACCATCAGCATCTAAATAAACACCATCCGGTACCATACGTGACATTACTTGCTGTAATTTTAAATGTGTAAGCTGTATCATATCAGCAAAACCCGTTACTCTACCAACTAAAGATTCTATTTTACCTTCGTACATACGCGGAGCTACTATACTGTAGTTCATTTTAACTTTAGTATAATCACTTTTTGGACGAAGCATATTTCTTGCCATCTCCCATTTTAAAAGCTTATTAGTACCTAGTATTATAGCGCCTTCATATAAAACTTCTATAGATCTTTGTAGTTTAGCATATTGACCTTCTTTATTTTCAGGTGGGTTAAATTGATCGTCTTTTTCAATTATTTTATCAGCGCCAGTACCAGTTTCTTTAACTTTATAAACTTCGTTCATATAAGTTTTATAATTAAAATATAAAACTTGTATTGTGTTCGTGTCTTCTTTGTCTCTAGTATAATTATTATTATAATTAGATCTGTAAAAAGATTTATTTTTCATTATCTCATCAAGATCTTCGTGCTCTAGAAAAGGAAACTCTTTTGCTAGTTCATTAACAGGTATATGTTTTACTTCACCAACATAATATATATCTTCAAAATAAGGTGAATCTGTGTACGAATAAACAAGGTTTGCTGGATCTACATAATCAACCACAGCTCCCTCTGAAGTATTAAAACTAGTTTTAACCGCGCCAATACCTAAAACAGTTAAATCATAATAAAAACGTTTTTTAGTTAACTCGTAGTTACTGCCTTCAAACAATTTATTGATAGCTTGCTCTTGTGCTAGTTCTACAGATTGTTTATAAGTTAATTGCATGTGTAACGCTAACTCTTCTTCTGATTCTGGTAATTTTGAAGGATCATTTTCATATAAATTATAACCAAAAGTTTGTTCGATATCATCGTTAAAATCTTTATTATTCATATCTTTTAATAAAGACTTCATGTATTCAGTTCTGTTGTAGACACCATATGGATCTTGAGAATATGCTTTTACATCATAAGTTCTTTCAGCTATACCGTTTACAACTATATCTACAAACTTAGGTATAATAGGAACAGGCGTCCAGTCTAAATTAAGATAAGATAAATCACCGTTTATTGATAATTCATCTTTATATTTTTGTATTGATTGTTCACCTCTTGCGTATAGTCTTAATCTATGAAAGTCATTACGACTATTCATGTATCTATTTAAGTTTCTATCGTTATTAAACCATTCAGCTTCTATAGCTTTAGCAACTTTTAAACCATAGTCATAACTTAGCTTTTCAGCATCACTTACAACTTGGCTAGGAAAATAACTTTTATTAGAATATCCCATATTTATTCTTTGATTATTTTAGACATATTTCCATTATTTGAAAACTTAGAAATATGTATATTTAATTTTGGTTTTTCAATTTTAACGTTTGGAGCGTACAAATGTCTATTACAAGCCATTATAGCTAATCCACTACTTATCGTAGCATCAAACTTTGTTCTTTTATTTATGTCAAACTTAGCCCAATCATTTAACAATTTATTAAAATAAACATTACCAAATGTACCATCGTGCTTCATACCTACGTGATCTTGTATGTACATTTCAATAGCTGCTGCATGGGCTTGTTTTATGTCTTCACTAGAGTTTGGTATACCACCTATTTCTTTTTCAGCAACAGATAACTTGTTCCAAACCTTATCAGGTCTGTTCATACTAAAACCTCTGTAGCCTCTACGTCTTAAATAGTATAATAATCTAGGTTTATTATTTTCTGCTAGTATTGGCATACCATAAAATACTAATGCCATTAATACATCTTCAAAAAATATTTCAGCCGTAGGTGGTCTTGACAAGTATTCTAAAAAGAAGCTGTTAGCAGGAGCGTCCTCCATGCTGAACTTAGTTAGTCCGTGAAGTGCTCCTTTTGAACCTTCACCATCTACGGTCCCGGATATATCATATGAGTCACAACCAAAAGCACCCATATGCTCGTTACCAGGATATTTAATACCGTTTTTAATTACCACTCTATTTTGTAGTTGTTGTTTAGGTGTCCAGCTTATTTTAAATCTACCTTTTGGATCTGGATAAAATATAACGCTAGTATCTTTAATACCACCAACCCAAGCAAAGTTACCTTGTGTTATACCTAAGCTACTACTTAGTTCTTCGTTGTAATCTATTTGTTCGTATATTTTTACTAAGTTAAATATACTATTTTTTGTTTCATCTCTAAACGCGTGTTCTTCAGTTCGTGGAAACTGACGGTAAAATTCATTTAAAGCATCTTGATCGTCTTTTAAACCATCAGCTTCATTTTGCCAGTTATCAATTACACCTACATCTATTAGTTCACCGTCTGGGGCGAAGACATCTGTGTCAGGTGTAGTAAATACTGGAACTCCGTACTCATCAATAAATCCTTCGTAGTTCCATTCCATTGGGA